GGCGAGACCACCTACTGCACTATAAGTTTGCGCTTTAGAAGCCGCCTTAGCAGAGTCGTATGCGTTCTTGCGTTGAGTCGCGCTCTGCGCCGCGCCTTGCATCTGACCAAGTGAGGAGCGATTGACCCCTTGTCCGATGTTAATAAGGTCGCCTATAGCAGCCTGGTTTAAATCTTTTTGGGCAATGCGCGCATCGTTTACTGATTGAGCCGCCCCAAGATTATTCGCGCGCGCTAGGCCGCGTGACTGTTCTTGCTGCTGTGCTGGAGTTAGTGATACGCCATATCTGTTTGCGTTGCGATTAGCTACTCCGGCCATAAGCCCCTGAGCTTCTTTGGCGTTAACTCGCGCGTCATCAATTAGTGAGGTGTCATTCTGCGCTCTATCAAGAAGGTCCTCTTCGAAGCCGCGATACTGGCTCACATAATCCATGTAGTCGTTGCGAGTAATGCTCGCGTAGGTCTTGTCGGGGTCGGTAACTTCTGGCAACTGGGAAACAAAATCGCCGCCAACACTGCCTATCCCTGCCCCGCCTCTGCTGTAATCCATTGCTATTCGTGACATTTTTTAGCGCTCCTTAATATGTGCTAAACGCGTTTGAGTACGATAGTCGATTACCCAAGCCGGAGACTTTATTGCCCGCGCCATCGACTGGAGACGTAAAGCTGCCCTTTACCGTTTCCATATCTGGTACTTGATTTCCGTCAGGGCCTGCCTTGGTCATTTTGTTACCGTTTGCATCGGTCTTTTGACGCTGGCCCTCTGACTTCATATTCTTAGCGCCCTGTATAACAAAAGCAGTGCCTGCTTCTGCTAATGCACCGAATTTCGCTGAACGAACTTCTTGCTTCGCTTTCGCCTGGGTCAGTACTCTCGACGCGCCCATGTTTGCCGCTGCAGTCATGCCCGTGGTTGCGTCTGCAGCCTGCCCTCTAGCTGTACCTAGTACGCCAAGCTGCATATTGTTTTTTCTTTCGAGCCCCGCTTTATCTGCTAGCCCCAACTGCGCTTGGTAGGCTTGAGCTTCTGCTCCACCATTTGCTCCAGTCGCCGCGCGGTCATAGCTCGCTTTACCTGCAAGTGTCTGCATAGTATCCGCGTTAGCTCGACCCCTAAGTGTCTCAACGCTATTATCGTTTGTAGACGTATCGCGCATTTTCTGGAGAAGAGGGTCGTACTTTTGCTTGAAGTATTTGTTCTCGGCCAACGCAACAGCAGCTGACGCTTTCTCAGCAGCAGAAGGTTTATATTCGGATTTTTTAGGTTTGCTGCTCATTACAGTTCTCTCGTGTAAACCACTGTTTCCTTTCTCCAGCCGTCTGCCAAGAAATATCTTTCTAGGGCTGTAACTGGCGTTCGCGTTTCAAGGGTCTTGAACCCACTTTCTTTCGCTACATTGGTGAAAAAAGGTATGTACTTAATCGCGCAACTTTGTCCGCGGTCCTTTGTCCAGGCCAACCAGAGAAAGAACGTTCTCGCCCCTGTAAACTCATCCCGCTCTGCGGTGCTAATTACAAATCCCTCGGGTGCAACCCAGAGGTGCGCTTCTTCATTCAGGCAAGCTGCATAAACATCTTCTGCTCTGAACGTAAGCTGAGGTTGCTCAGCTAAAATCTCTTCGATACCGCGTTTTACCCAATTCCATTCTTCACGTATGTGGGCAAGTACTGGTTCAACCGCCGTTACCGTAACGTCTGCGTCTTGTTCGCCATGCGCCTGTTCCGCCATACCTAACGCTCCTGCGTACTCCGGTGTCCGCGTTTCGCGCTCTACGCTCAGCGGCTTCTACACCTTGGTTAAATAATTGTCCATAGACTGATGCACCTTGAATGTCAGACCAGTCTTTGTTTGGAATTCTTAGTAATCTAAAAAGTGCGCCATTTACGATCGTGTCTCGATAGTCGTTCATCACGTCGTTGTCGCATGCAGTGCTTGAGTGTGACGGTTTTAAAACAGCTCTTATAACAGTACTGCTTACCGCGGTAGCTGCCGGTACAGGCGCTAGCGAAAACAGGCTTGATGTTTGCTGTAGAAAGTATTCAGGTACGCCCGCTTCCGTACGCCATTTGGGTATACGCTGCTCCAACAAGGAACTAGTAATAGGCTCTAAATCAACGCCTGCATGAGTAACCCACAGGATCTTTTGGACACTAGTACCCGAGGGTGCTTCTAAGTCGTACTCATAAATATTAGCTACCGTAGTTAAAGGGTCTAGCTCTTGCTGATAAACACTCGCGCGTTCGCACAGCTCAACCACAGCTGCTCTAATATTGTTTTGGATTAGGGAGTCAGGGCAGCCTGGAACCATTGGTAGTATTTCAGGTAGTAGCGTCTCATAGGAAATCGCCATACGTTATTATCCCTGCCGTTGCTGTGCTGGATTTCTTCGTTCCATATTCGGATTAGTAATGGCGTCAATCTGCCCCTTACCAGTAACAGATGTAGTAAAGATCTGAAAATGACTGCTAGCTCTTTGCGCATTACCTGCATATTCCGCGTCTTTCATGTAGGCCATGTACAAGACGTAGTTCATGACCGCGTTGGCGAAGATATCTGGTATTGATAAGTTAGCATTCTGGGCAACAGTCGCAGGATTCGAACTGTAAATTATTTCTAAAAACGCACTGCCAGCTACGCCTGGATAGACATAAAAATTGCGGGGGTTGGACTCATCATAAATGTAGTGCTTAACAATCGTTGTATGAGCAGCATCGCCCGCAACAGTGGGGTCATGCCAGTCAGGTGTCTGTGCGTCAAGTACTTCACGGTCAACTAAACGTACTGCTCGCTTTCCGTTTCCGTTACTCGCCGCAGACATATTACGTACAACTTTCAACAGGCGGTTCCCACCAGAAGGAATATCCTGCTTGGTCCCAGTATCAAGTGTGACTGTGGCGTTAGTAGCACTAGCATCGGGCTTTAGTAAGGCTATCTCCCTTTGCGCGTCGTTGATCCACAAAACGAGCTCTGCAACAACAGGCCATCTAACACCAGTGGTGTCTTGAAGCACTGTCTGCGCTCTGTCTATTACGCTTTGTACTGTTACTGCCATGATCTTATACCTATGAGTTTAGTATTGATTCCCACGCGGTTTCTCGGGCGTCAGTGTCGATCGTCTCGCCCATAACCTTGTTCACTGCCGCGGCTTTGGGGTAGCCGTCAGCTTTAAAATTCTTTGGGTCGCCTTCGTCCATCATTCTTTCAAGAGCAGTAACGAGGACGGTGTTGTGCTTTATTTCTGTCGGCGCGACAAAAAGTTCATCTATTACTTTGTCTACTTCTTCGAACACTGCTTCTTCAGCTGCAGCCTCTTCAACAAATTTGGTGGTGTATTCTTTTGCGCCCATCTGTATAGCTAATAGGCCAATTTCTTCAGACATCTCTCGAGGCACGCCTGCTTCAAACAAGACGGCTGTTCCGCCCATCGTGGTCACTCGTAATGACTTGCTACTTACAATCTTCATGATTAGTTCCTATATAAAAGAAAGCCCCCTCCCGAAGAAGGGGGCGATTGTCTTACTTACTGTGCAGTATCTAAGCAGATAACGCCGAAGTCCTGTACGTCACCAGTGATATCACTGTTGTACTTAGGCTTACGGAATCCGAAGATCTTACCGACAGAAATACCAGACTGGTTGCCATAGTCGAAAGTATCTTCAACCATTTCAGGTAGTCCGATGTCAGCTAGAGCTAGAGCCTGAGCACCACAGAACAAAGCACGACCGCCAACAATAGAAGCGTCTGCGCCCCACTTGTAGCCAGCTGCACCAGCGTTACCAGAAGCGCCAGTAGTAGCGCCAGAAGTGTTAAACACATGGCGGAACTCGTGGATCATTACACCGTCAACCATCAGGCTAGAAGAACCAGCGAACAAGCTGTTAGAAGCACCACGTACACCAGCGTTACGAACGTTAGCGATGAAGTCAGCATCTAGCTTCAAGTTAGCCATCTGTGATGGAGTAACAAACATGTGATAAGTTTCCTGGTTACCAGCACCACGAATACCACGGATGTATTGATCTTTAGCATAGGCTTTCAAGTTAACGATGTGCTTGTACTTGAGTTTGTCACCAGCTACCAAAGCAGTAGTGTCACCAGCAACGATGTTGTCGCCATCAACACGACGGTGTCGTGAAGCAGTAGGTGCAGAAACGTCAGAAGCAAACTCAAGATCAACAAGCTCTTGTCCGTTTACAGCGCCGCCAACTACAGTACGAAGGCCACCGTTGTTCTTGTGAGTGTAAGCAACACCTGACAAAGTCAAGAATGCCAACTGGTCACAACGATCCGCGATTGCATAAGCAAGTGCGTCACGAGATTGCTCACGGAAGTTAACAACAGTCTTCTGGTCAGTCATACGGCCAGCGATGCGGTTAGCGAAACGTAACTGGTCTAGCTCGATGCTGATGTCATACGCGCGGAGGGCTTCTTCGTTGCCTTCCAGAGTAAAATCACCAGTGATACCGTCGCCGGTCATGTCAGCTAGCAAAGTGATGTTAGCTTTAGTGCCTTTGTTGTTCTTGGTCAACTCAGTTACGCGCTGAACCATAGCGTTTGAACCGCTACCAGCAAATTGGTTGATGAAAGATTGATTGCGAGCTACTTTCCAGAAGTCGCGGCTCCAAGTTTGGAGTTGGTCGCCCGTAAGCGTACCGAAATTTGTTACAGCCATGATTGGCTCCTTGATAATTAAATGGGCAAATAATTAGTGCGGCACACGCCGCCTTACAAGCCGACTTAAGGAGCGGCTAATCCGTTTTTCTACTATCGTGTAGAAGAACGTTTAGCGTTGATTAACGAGGGTCGCCCTCGGCAGGTTTCACGCCTGTGCAGGCGAAGGGGTACGTTTTTTACGGCTACGGGCCGACCAGTTATCGTACTGATAGACGTATCATAATATTAGTACAGCTAATATTATAATGCAACCACTATCGATGGATAGTCGTTTTTTCATTATCTACATACTCAGGGACGCAGTACGCGAATACTGGCGTCGCATGCGTCACTGGTCTGCCCTGGGTAGTTAACTTCTGCGCAAACCACCGACACCGCTCTAAAGACTCCCAATAGCTTTTTGTATCCGTTATATCTCCGCTCACAGACACTATTAGGGCAAAAACAAGCTGTTTCACCACTTCACTTTGTCAGCCCAGTAAGCCGCCGACATTTTTCCCTTAGCTATGTTCTTTCCGTGTCGTGCTTTGAAGCTCGCGCGCTTCTTCTTCATCTTTTCAGACTCACCAGCCTTGGGTTGGCCAGCGGTCGACGCGCCCTGCTCACCAAAACGAATTGTTTTGATTGTAGAGCCCTCTTTTGCTACAACAATGTGGGATTTTTTAGCGTGGCTAGGCGTTCGTTTAGGCTTATTAAAGCCGGAGACTCCTGCTCGGGCTAATCGTGGGTCTTTTTTAACTGCCATAGTTTTATCCCTCTTCTGTATACCCCTCGCGCAGGCCGTGGTAGACCTGAACGAAGGCGTTGCAATTCGGACAGCTTAGATTCGTGATAATGGAGAACTCTTCGGAGTCATCTTCCTCGAGGTCATGGTCACCTCCCCATATAAGCTCGCCGCCACATGCCCAGCAGTCCGTTGCCATTAAATAATATCGCCGCGTAGACGTCTTAAAGTGGCTTCAGGCAGGGCGTTGAACTCTTCTTCAGTCATGGAAGCTACATCTAAAGCCTTCTCGCCATGCATCGATGAGCTTTCACCAGGAAGTTCAGGGGGTTGAGCATCTGCAGCCTTCAATTTACGGCTTACAGCCGCTCTCTTTTTGGACAGCTCGTCTGTTTTTGCAGCTTTTCCGGCCAAACTGGGTGCTTCTTGGCCGGACTCGCCCAGATCGTTGTCTTTTACAACATATCGAACAGCCTTCGACAGCGCATCTACAGCTTCATACCCTTTCATCATGAAAGCATCGCGCAGTTCAACGACTTCATTAGTCATATCTTCGCTAAAAGTATCCGAGTTACGATCAAAAACAGGGTAAGCCTCTTCCATAGCGTTTGCCGCTTGCTGAAGGGCAGTCTGCTGACGGTCTTGATTGACTGTCTGCGACATTTCTTGGCGCATTTCGAACTCTAGCTCGGCGCGTTCCGCCTTTCTGATCTCTCTGCGCAGGGCAACCGCTTTGGCCGACTCACCATCCAGTACCATATTCTGATATTCGACTTCTTTTGCGTCAAAATCGTAGGTCTCAGGCGCTTCTTCGTCTTTGACATTAGCTGCATTCATTTCATCAAGCTGTTTTTGCAGAGCTTTCTGTTTGGCGAGGACTTCATCAAGTCTAGCCTTGGGCACCATTGGCTTCTTCTTAGCTTTTGGTTCTTCGGCTACAGGCTCTTCCTCTTCTAATTCTTCGTCGAGCTCTGCTTCGGGTTCATCCCCTTCGTCTTCGGCCACGGCTTCTTCAGAATCTTCAGTGGCGGCTTCCTCTTCTGCATCCTCTGCCATAACTTCTGCTGGCTCTTCAACTACTTCTGGCTCCTCTGCAACAGTGTCAAAACTCAAGTCCAAGTTAGGCATATCGTCGTCTTCAACACGATCTGCTCCTGGCATTACGTCAAAATCTAGGGCTTTATCTTCTACTTCTTCGTTTTGCTTACTCATTTAAGAACTCCTATTTGTTCCTATTGGTGTTACTAAAAGCTGCGGTGGCTAACTTCGTTGCCGCAGAGGTTTGTGACTGTGTTTCTTTAGCTGTGTTATTTAGGTTGGCAAGTTCGCGTCTAAGCTCTAGCTGACGCTCGTTGATTTCTAGCTTGGCCTGTATCTCTGCCATACGTACTTGAGGATCAACGTCTGTAGCGTCTTGCGCTTTCGCTATATTCAAGGCAACTTCAGACTGTAGCTTCTTAACTTCGGCATCCTGCTTAGCCATCTCAAGCTGTAGCTGCTGCATCTGGATCTGCTGCTGCTGTGCCTGTGCTTCTTGCTGCTCTGGAGTCGGGGGCTCTTGCCCAGTCATCTGACGGATGCGTGTAGCAAGTTCTCCCTTACGCGCTAGGTGGCTGTACTCAATGATTGCATCGTCTGGGATGACAACACCGGCCTGTCTCAAGCTGAGCGCTTCTGCGAACTGAGTCTCGTCAAAGCTGTCTCTCGCGGGCGCAGTGGCTACAATTACGTCGTATTCTCCAAGAGTAAGGTCGTTAATAATCGCCCCTTCAGGGGTCATCTCGTTGACGATCATCTCTTCACGAGGCTTCATTGGGTCAGCTTCGTTAGTAACCTGGATCACACGTTGCTCTGTGTAGAATGCTTGAATGAGGTTCAAGATACTTTCAGCAAGGTATTGACGTGACTTGCGTAAATTATCCAAAGGTACTTGGATCATAATCGCGCCACGGTTCTGCTTGGCTTGGATTGCAATGCCGGATACTTCGGCACTGTCCGTGCCCAACATGCTGTCGTTCACGCCAGATATAGTCTTAATGTTTGCTGCTGCTTTCATAGCAATACGATCAAGGCCAGTAGGTATCTGGTTAGGTTGAATCTTACTAGGGGGTGAAGTACCGCGGGCATATTCGAGTACAAGACCTGTCTCTGCGCCATGCTCTTCTAAGTCGTCCGCGGTCATACCGACCAGTGAGCCTGCTTCAACCATCCAACCACTATTAGCTGTAGTATTAACGATATGCAGCTCTTGAGACGCAATCTTGTTCAGCTGCTCCTGCGGGGATAGAAGGTTACGTACAACACCGAAGGGATTACCGCGACGGAAGTAACAGAAGAATGGTATAAGGGTGAACTGGTTGTACGGAGACCAATCATCGTGCAGCACAACTTTGTCGCAGGTTACGGTCCATCGGATCTTCCTAACAACCTTACTAATAAGGGTGAGGTTATACTGCTTAGCAAACTTTTTATTCTTAGCGTCGCTCCACTCATCGGGCGCTTGTCGCTGGTCACCTGTATCAGGGTCAACGAAGAACTGAGCACGGCTCAACTTCTTGTGCTGGCGTTCAATCACTCGTAAGGCTTTTACATTACGGTACTCTTCGTCACCAGGAACTCCTGCGCCGAAGTAATCGTCGTTAGTTTCCGTATCACCAAAGCGGGTTTCCTGATACTCAACAGAGTCAGGGCCGAAACTCATACCGTTCTCAGCGACAAACAATAGGCGCTCAGCCTGCTTCTCTCCGTACAACTCTGAGATCTCATCCAATGTCATCCATTTAGACTCGAACACTTCGTTCCAAGTCTTAGGGTCTGAGTCTTTAGCATCTGGGTCAATAAGTATGTCTAGTGGATCTTTGGCCGTGATCCGAACTTCGCCTTCAACGTGATCGCTGAAGTCCATACGTACGTCGAAATAACCGCGACCGTCCATAATCAAACCGTCGCTGAACACCTGTTGCTCGACCCAGTCGAGCTTATTGTTATCGGCGATCTGCATGTACAACTTAGTCAGGGTGTGTGCCACTTCAGCATCACCCCCTCTGCGGGGTTTAAACTGTATGTCAGCTCTACGCGTCGACTGCTCACCAAGGATGGTATTAACAGTAGGTAGAATCGTATTAATAGTAAGCGCGGGACGCCCTTCTGCCTCAAGAGCAGACTGATCGTCCAAGTCCCACTGGTCCCCTCGGTAGTACTCGTCGCACTTTAGGGCCATCTCGACATAGTCTAGGTGCCCGTTGTCCCGCGCGCGCTCGTAACGAGCCCACTGGGTGCGGGTAATTTCTTCTTCCTTTGCAGGATCGATCTTTTTCTTAGCCATTGTTATGCGCTCATTGCTGATTTGGTTTTTTCGCCCTTGAATAGGCCAGGTAATCTGTCTCGCCAGGTCGGCACATGCTCAACGCGTTCAACAAATGTGCTGAATTCCGTCATCATGAGACCTACCCAAGCCAACGCATCTACTTGGTCGTCGTGTACCCCATTCGGAAAGCGCAATAACTCTGCTACCAGAGGGCCTGTAAATTCTTCATCTCTCGGCATGAACACCATGCCCTGTTGCATTCGTCCTTGGATTGCTCTGGCCCGCGCTTCTTTATCCCTGCGGCCAGTTTTTAAATCTCTAAAGTACGCTTCGTATAATCCGCGCTCACGAACACGCTTCTCGAGGAACGGCCCTAAAGCCATCTCGATGTGCCCTTTCTCGATACCAATGATCGAAGGCTTCCAGACCTCGTACATATCTAAGATCTGCTCAACCAGTTCAAATCCATCAAACCGGCCTCTGACCATATCCATTATGAATATCTGATCATGCTCATCGACGCCTACAACCATACCGACGGTGTAATCGTTTCGATCGTTCTTACCAATAGCCAAATCCCATGCGCAGTAGTAACGCATACGGTCTTCGTCCACATCTTCGCGGTCGTAGTAGTTGATCATGTCTCTGGTGAAGTAATCACCGTCATCAGCTACTGGATTCTGTTGGTACAGTGCTGACCAGTCTCTTGGGCCAACAGCTTTCTCAATTCTTGCAAGTGCTTCTTCGTCGTATCGCTCGCGGTGGAGTGCTTCTCCTTGGAGTCTGAACTCTTCGTCGACTTCTGCGCGGGCTGGGTAGTTAACAACTTCCCATTGCTCGCCATTATCTGCTGCTGCTTTAAGTAACCGTCCCGCAAGATCATCGTCATGCCAGCGAGTGAGAATAACCAACACACCACCACCAGGCGCAAGACGTGTGTACGCCGTAGATGTATACCAGTCCCAAGCACTCTCACGTGCGTTCGCGGATTCGGCGTCGTCACGGTTCTTTACCGGATCGTCAATGACAAGGATATGAGCACCCTTACCAGTAATACCACCGCCAACACCGGCAGCAACATAACCGCCGCCAGAAGTAGTAAGCCATGCTTCAGCAGACTGAGACTGCGGATCGAGACGAGTCTTAAAAGCTGACTTATATCCCTCTTCACGCAGCAGGCCACGTACCTTACGTGAGAAGCCCATAGCGAGAGAGCCAGAGTAAGAACAGCTAATAAACTCGTGTTGGGGGTGCCGCCCGAGATGCCACGCTGGGAACGCCACTGATGCAAGCGTGCTTTTACCGTGTCGTGGCGGCATAAATAGCATAAGTCTCGGAGACTTCTTATCAGCAACATCCCTTGAGAACTCCTCTAAGCGATTACAAATATCTTTGTGTACCCACCCTGCGGAATAGTCAGGATTGAACCTCTCTACAAAGGGTAATAACCGTTTACGCGTCAGGAACCGTAGAGCAAGTTCCGCGCGCGCCTTTTCTTCTACCGTATCGGCTTTCGAGGGCTCCGGTTCGGGAGTCGCGGGTAATGGTCCACGCTCCGCGATCTCCGCTTTGCAATACACGCAGAGTCGATCGTCACCCGAGTACAGAGACTCAGGGTGAGACGCTTTACAGCGTATGCATTCGATCCTCGTGATCTCAGTCAT